GTCGCTTTATATTGCTGCCACTCGGTGGCCCAATTAAATATATCTTTATTTGGCACATCTGCGAGTTCTGGTATCCATCGCTTGACATATTCGCATTCGGGGTCGTATTCTTTCAGTTGCAGCCAAGGGTTGAATATGCGGAAATAGGGCTGCGAATCGGCTCCAGAACCGGCCACCCATTGCCAATTCCCATTGTTGCTCGCCGGGTCGTAATCGGTCAGCTGTTGCGCGAAATATTGCTCCCCCTTTTCCCACGATATGAGCAGCGTCTTGACTAAAAACGATGCCGTTATGAGCCGCGCTCGGTTATGCATGTAGCCCGTCGTATTTAGTTGCCGCATTCCGGCATCCACTATCGGAAACCCAGTCATCCCATTGGCCCACGCATTAAACCACGACGTATTATGATGCCATTTTATTTTGTTGTAACTGGGCTTCAGAGCGGAGCCTAATACGTTGGGGAAGGCGAACAAAATATTGGCGTAAAAATCGCGCCAAAATAGTTGGCGAATAAAGCCGTGTTTTGTTGAAAATGCTTTATATACTTCGCGAATACTAACACATCCAAATTTAATATAGGCGCTGAGTTCGCTAGTGGGCAATTCAACATCGTTATGCGTTTTATCGTAGCTTTTACAATTTTTGGCCGCAATTCGCATCTGTTTTATTGCGTTGTCGCGACCACCGTGTATTAATATGTCGGGATTCACCTTACAGAATTTTTGTAATGCTGTCGCCAATGTAATGGAGTGCGGCAAGGACTTGTTAGTGCTAGCAAAGTGTATTTTTTTTAAAGATGCGGGAGCATCCACCCTCTTTTTAGAACTGGTCTCGTAAAAAGGCGTAAATTTTTGGTATGTATCGCCGGACCCGTTGGTAATAGTGCCCGGCGGATGCAAATAGTAATCATGTCCGAACTCAGTTTGGATGCCGAGTTTGTTACACAAGTGTATCATTTCAACATCGCGTTCCATGGCATAGGGCGAATAGTCGGCATTATAGCAGACGAGATCTATATCAAGTGCTTTTATAAGTTCGCCGATAACTGCTGAATTGTGACCGTAAAAGGTAAGCAATTTGCTGCTAGGATTCATTTTGTGAATTTGCGCGTTCAAATCTTCCAGCGACTCAATCATAAATTGGACGGCATTGTCGGACTTGAATTTGTTAGTGCTTGTTACTTGTTCGGGGGTAAATATGAACACGGGATAAATATGTTTGGCTCTACTATTGGCCAAGTTGAGGCCTACATTGTCTGTAATGCGGAAATCGCGGTGAAAAATAAATAAGGCGTTGTCAAATGAAATATCGGGTTTATATGATGTCATTTATATAATGATATTATATTTTATGTATATGTGTTCCGAATTCGGAATTCGTCTAAATATCTAGACTAACCGTGTTTTTATCCGATTTAGGCTTGCGACGGCTGCGCTTTGGCACATTTGCGTTGGATTGCAGACTTTTCAAGTCGTCAATGCTAATGGTGCTGTTATTATTCACGTCTTCCACCACAATATTCGGACTATTCGATTCCGTCTGGAATGACGGCGCTAAAGCAATGTCAATTGTCTTGGTTTTTAGCCCGGAGAGGATATTGGATAAATCGCTAGGTCCGCGCATTTCGGGGCGACGCTCGCTTCTTTGTGCTGCTTGAGGGGGCTCAAATCCGGCGATACCCATACCAGACTCCCTAAAGCTGATACCGTCGTCGTGCAAGGAAGAAGATCGGGCCATTGAGCCACTAGGGTTCATATTGTTGCCGGCACGATTTACGGGTGGCTGTAGTCCATTTGGGCCTTGGGTTGACATTGGTGGTGGTGGCCCTCTACCCATAGGCACTTGTGGCTCCGGATTCATTAGGCCGCTCATGAAGCCCGAAAACCCCGGATTAGATCCGGCCATAGAATTCACTGCTGCGGACTGGAATTGGCGCATCAAGTCGGGGTTTTGGCGCAAAATGTCGTCCATGCCGGGCATAGCGCTCTTAAACATGGTGTTAGTCATATGGACCATCATAGCGCTGCCGCCGAGCTGAAAGAGGAGCTTCAATTCGGGTGCCATAGATGCCTTGGTCTTGTATTTCTCATAAAGTTCGCCAAATATTTCGTCGTAATCGGTAATGTTTTCGTTGATTTGCTCGCCCCAGCCGTCAAGTTTCACGTCAAATGGGTCAAACCGATTATTTAAAAATTCCATGCCATTAATAATGGCCATCATCATATTGCCTTGAAATTTGACCGAATTTTGCTTAGCCTTTTCTTCCATAATCATCTCATATTCGCCTTGCATTTCCATCAAGTTGGAATCCATATTGTATTTCTTTGTTAGTTCTACACCCTTTTTCTCAAGCGCCTCCAACTTTCTTAAATACTTGAATTTTTCTCTCAGCAACTCTTCTTTGGTCATTCTTGGTTCAGAGGACATAGGCGCGTCGGGATGGACGGGGATATTGTTGAATTTGCCGTAGCCATCCCACGTCTTGGCATTTGTAAATGTATTTGAAGTAGATTGGCCTAAATTTGGCGGAGGCGAATGACTAATATTTGTATCAAAGCGAACTGACTGGTTGCCGTCATCATTGGATTGGCGAACCCCAAACAAGTTAGATTCAAAAGAATTGGGCACCGATTGTGTTTCATTTGCTAAATTATTTAATTCATTCTCTAAATTATTCAAGTCGTCAATTTCAATATTACTACTGGGCGACATTGATACCGATTTTTTTTCATTCATTAGCAATTCAATCCCGCCTCCAAAATTGGTATGAGACCCGGAACTATGCCCCGTATGCGAAAGTGATTCAAAATCCATAGATATGTCAATTATGTCGTTATCCATTATGAATAAATAAGAACATTTAATTTTAAGTCTTACGAATTACAAAATATATATTTGTAATAAATAGTTATTGTAATTAAATTATCTAAAATAATAAAATAATAAAAATAACTTATATTAGGCGGGGGCCGCTTGCCCGGTCAATCGCACTTTAACAACACGATGTTTATTATCATAACTAACTTGGGTTGCTGAAAAAGTGCGCCTATATTTTCTGTTATTAGGGTCTGCCCCAGTAACTGTACCGCCAAAGTCTGCTAGCTCTTCAGCTTGCTGACCGGCTATATTAACTGAGTATTGAGTGTTGAATTTACCGTGCTTTTTATGATTGATTGCCATATTTACAAAATTAGTAAATGCGTTTTTTTCTTGTTTAACAGCAATAGTATGCGAGATAGCAGTTCCCACTAATTTTGTTAATTTACTGTCTTTATAAATATCCCAGTTATTTTTAGAGTGATGGGAATCTTGTGTAGGAGACGAGTATAACTGGGTTGGTGTTTTACCAACAAAAAAATAAATTCCTTCTTCGAGTGCCATATAATTTTACTATATATATTATTTTTTACAAATAAAATAATCGGTATTATTTTTTCAAAATGCTTAAAACGGCATCTATTTTTACAACAAGCATTTTTGGATTAGATTTTATTACAGTGGAAACAAATGTCCCGCAAGAACCGCTAGTAGTAGAATTCGCACCGGTTATCTGTCCAGCAAACCCTTTTGTAATGACGTCATTATCGTCGGATGATCCTATAATTGTATAAGGACCAGCTGGGACACCTTTATATGCTTTATCTAAAGTTCCGTGCTGAATAATGAACTCAATGTTTTTATTTGGGTGTTGTAGCTGTGGAACAGCTGATATTCTAGAAACCAATGAACCCAGCTTAGTAGTTAATTTTGGATCGGCATATATCCACCAATAAGCAAGATTTTCGCTTGTATTTAACCGCACATTTTTTGAAATTACATTTGTACTAATTCGTTTAGCATATACTGTGACATTTTTAGTAATAGTTGACCCCGCTTTTCTCTGCATAATATAAAATACTTATATAAATAAGTTTACAAATAAAATAATTGGTGCCTTGTTACTTTAATACCTTAATACATTGTTCTTGTTACCTTGATACCTTATGCTTGATATACCACATCCCTTGCAAAAAACAGTCGGACAAATCGTCTTTTTTGGCGTGTTTATTAAAAAAGGATTCCCATTCTTTAAAACGCGCATCTAAACTAACAAATTCCAAGCACGTTTGGACACCGAGTTTTTTGCGCTGTTTATAATCCATTTTTTCTGAGCCATTTTTATCTCCTTTTTTCGGCATAAAATCCTTCAATTTGTTAGACGCGCTTATGAATTCAATGTTAATATCATTGTTCTTCATAATGAAATATTGCGAAATCATGCCTTGAATTGTCTTCATTTTGTTAGCTAATGGGCCGATTTGGTTTTCTATAATGATGGTTTGGATGTTACCAATATGCTCTTCTAATAATTCATCAAACTTGTGCTGGATATTTTTACCGATTGTTACTAAACTAACAGTAGGCGCATTCACTTTTTCAACCGCTTCGTAGCATTTTTCCTTTACAAATGCGTCTATTGTTTCAAGCAGTTGCGTCTTTTTTTTAGCTTGTTCTGTATAATCAATATTGTATTTGTCAGCAATTTCTTGTAGCGTCTGTATTTTCTGCTTATTCAAGTATGCCATATTTAGATCTTGTGTTGGAAGCAAATAGTCGTATTTTTTGGCATGCTTTAAGCAATAACAAGCCCCATTTTTAACAAATTTTCCCACTTTACCACACAATTCGTTCTTATCTATTTCCACGCAATTCAATTCAATCTTTTCGCATAAATTTAGATTATCCCATTTAATAATTTTTATTTCGCTCTTTAAATCGTTTTTTAAATCATTTTTTATTTCGCTCTTTAAATCGTTTTTTAAATCATTTATTTCAAATAAACACAACGACAAATTTTTTATTCCCACATCAATACTTAATACTAACATATACTGAATATAAACGAAATATTAAATAGTTTTTATTTTGTTTATAATTTTGTTAGTTTATAGATTTGTTAGTTTATAGTTAATTTAGAAATTGGTAGGAATTGTTGGCGCAACCTTTCGCATATTATAACTTTCTCTGGCCATATAGTCTTGTTTAAGGTCGCTATTGTTAAGACCAAAACTCGGGTTGCTACTGTTTTTGTTAGCGTTAGCGTTCGACGTAAATAAAATTGGTGTGTTGTTAGTTGGTTGTGTATTTTTTACCGTATATGGATTGTTGCCCGAGTTATAAATCGCCTCCATAGTGTTATATTTCATGATGTGGTTTGCGTTGTTCTGCATATATTGACGATATTTCCAATTTGATGCGATATTTGTATCCACTTGTATCTTGTTATTTACGGCCGAATCGGGCTGCCATGTACCGTAATCGTTTCCATTTTGGTCTTGATGAGGTGTTAAAG